AAGTCGCAATGTCTGATGCACAGCTATTGCACGCTGAACGACAAGCTCGTGGTGAGGAAGCTTACCAGGGAAAATTGTTAGAGGCACGTCAGAATGACTACAAGGACGAATTCGTTCTCGTAATTCTCTCGGCGCCCATAATTGTGCTCGCTTGGGGAGTCTTCTCAGAGGATCCTGGCGCTCTCGATAAAGTGAAAACTTTCTTCGAGCATTTCGCGGCACTCCCGACATGGTTCAGTACCCTTTGGATCCTTGTCGTCGGATCAATTTTTGGTATAAAGGGAACACAAATCTTTAAAAACGGAGGAAAAAAATAATGGCAAACAGAAGATTTAATAAACAAGTTGCTAATTCAAGAACGCCAATGAAAGTTGGTGGAAGAGCAATGAAAATGGGTGGTGGATCAATGTCTACTGCTAGAAAAGATATGGCTTCAGGATACTACAAAGACGATATGGGTATGAGAGGTGGAGCTATGTATAAAAAAGGCGGCAAGGTTAAAAAAAATACTAAGCGTATGAATAGACTTGAAGAACTTGGAAGAGTTGATGCTGAAAAAGCAAGAACTAGAAAAGGGAAGAAGAATCTTAAAGCTGAGAAAAAAAGAATCGTTAAAGAACTTAGAGGTTAATTATGAAAAAACCAATTCCAAAAGGTAAAAAAGGTAAAGGCATAAGAAAACTTAAAAAGGTAGCACCAGCAGTTGCAAAACGAATGGGTTACAAAAAAGGAATGCGAGCGAGATAATGGCTAAACTTTGTCCTGCAGGAAAAGCTGCTGCTAAGAAAAAATTTGCTGTGTACCCAAGTGCATACGCAAATATTTGGGCAAGCAAATACTGTAAGGGTAAAGTTGGTCGTAAGAAAAAATCAAGCGGTGGCCTTGCACAAAAAGGAAAAGGCTGTGAAATTAGATGAGCGGTCTAAAGAAATGGTTGGACGAGAAATGGGTGGACATTGGAGCACCGAAGAAGAACGGCAAGTATCAACCATGCGGAAGACAGAAGGGAAGCAAGAGAGCATATCCAAAATGCGTACCACTTGCAAAAGCCACACGGATGACAAAAGGGCAAAAGGCATCTGCTGTCAAACGAAAACGAGCAGTATCTAACACTGGACCTAAACCAACTAACGTTGCAACATTTTCTAAACGAGATAGAAAAGCAATTGGAGGAATAATATGAAAATGCCAAACACAAAATATGATGGTAGCTTTATAAAAGGTGGTCCTGGAGAAAATCAAAGTTATAAAAAATATTACGGCAAGATGCTTACTGGTTTTAAAAGAGGTGGTGATGTAATGCCTAAAAGAAATAAAAAGAATTTTAGACCTACTGAAAAAGGGGCTGGAATGACACAAGCAGGAGTCAAAGCTTACAGAGCAGCGAATCCTGGTAGTAAATTAAAAACAGCAGTGACTGGAAAAGTAAAACCCGGATCAAAAGCTGCAAACCGTAGAAAGTCGTATTGTGCAAGAAGTGCGGGTCAAATGAAACAGTTTCCTAAAGCTGCTAAAGATCCTAATTCTAGACTACGTCAGGCTAGAAGAAGATGGAAATGTTAGACAGATTAGTTTACCGATTCTTTGCAGGTCTTGACAACATATCGCTTTTTATAGATAACTGGTGTGATGAGAGATACAAAAATATTGGAAGCTTTTTCAATAAAAAAAGAAAAAGAAGAAAAACAAAAAAATCTATTTCGTAATCTTAAAAAAGAAGTTGAGATAGGTGCGAATGGCACTCAAGATTACATAATTAAGAAAGGTGTAAATAAAGGTAAAAAAGCAAATGTTAGATGAAATAAACTTAATAACTAAAATACAAAAACAACTGAAAGAAAACTATCAACAAATTGCAAATGCAATGGTGAGTGGTGGTGTTGACAATATGGAAAAATACAAGTACATGTTGGGACAGGCCCACGCCTACCAATATATTTCAGGGGAAATATCCAACCTGCTAAACAAAGGAGCAACGAATGGAAAAGACAGAGACGGCAAAGTCGTCGACATTGGAAAAGACAGAAGTCCCAAAGCATAAAAACGCTTTGGCAGAAAAATACGAAAAAGAAAATAAGGAACAACATCAAAAAGAAGTTGATGGTTACGAACGTTTAAAAACAAAAGAAACTTCAAAATTACCCCAACCAACAGGTTGGAGACTTTTAGTTTTACCTTTTAAGATGCCAGAGAAAACTAAAGGTGGTTTGCTTTTAGGAGCGGATACACTTGAAAGACAACAAGTTGCATCTACATGTGGACTCGTCCTTTCGATGGGACCACATTGTTATGATAAACAAAAATTTCCTGAAGGGCCTTGGTGCAAAAAAGGAGACTGGGTTATCTTTGCTCGTTATGCGGGTTCAAGATTACCTATAGATGGTGGGGAAGTTAGATTGCTAAATGATGATGAAGTTTTAGCAACCATCGAAAGACCCGAAGATATACTTCATACATTTTAACCATAGGAGGATACTATGCAAGACACAGACAAACCTGTTAACATAGATACATCTGGACCAGGTGCCGAGGTAGAATTAGATTCAGTTAAAGAAGAATTAATTGAAGAAACTATTGTCGAAGAAAAACCAGGAACGGATAAATCATATGAAAACGAACGTGAAACAAAACTTGAAGACGGTGGCAGCGCCGATGACGCAATTGCGAAATCTGATGAGTCAACTGATGTTCAAGCTAGCGAAGAGAATACAGAAAAAAAGAAAGAATTAGAAGAATACTCTGAAGGAGTAAAAAGAAGAATAGCTAAATTAACTAAAAAAATGCGTGAGTCGGAGCGAAGAGAAGAAGCAGCTACGATATATGCAAAAAGTGTTTTAGCTGAAAAAGAAGCCTTAAGTTCTAGACTTGCAAAATTAGATACAGGATTTGTGTCTGAAAAAGAGAATAGAATTAAATCAGGTATGGAAGCGGCTGTTGCAAAACTTGCAAAAGCTAGAGAAGAAAGTGATCTTAAAGCTGAAGTTGCTGCAACCGCAGAAATTTCAAGACTAGGTTATGAAGAAGCAAGACTTGCTGATTTAAAAGCTAGACAAGCTGAACAGAAAACTGAAACTCAAATACCTCAACAACCAATACAACAACAAGAAGTGGAAATGCCAAGACAAGTGGATTCTAGAGCAAGAGATTGGGCTAGAAAAAACGATTGGTTTAACAAAGACCCTATAATGACTGAGGGAGCAAAAGTAATACACAGACAGTTGACTGAAATTGAAGGATATGACCCTAATACTGAACCTGAAGAATATTATTCAGAAGTAGATAGAAGAATAAGACTTGAATTTCCGCACAAGTTTGATACTAATGTTACTCAGGAATCGACTAGACCTACTCAAACTGTAGCTTCGGCTACGCGAGCTAACAGGTCTTCTGGTCGCAAAATTGTGAAACTCACGCCCTCACAGGTAGCAATTGCTAAAAAATTAGGTGTGCCACTTAAAGACTATGCGGAACAATTAAAAATCACGGAAGGAGTATAAGCATGGAAAATATAGACGATAAAAAAACTTCACGTGCGAGTCAGACTAGAGAAAAAACATCTCGACCAAAAGTCTGGGCTCCACCATCTTTATTAGATGCACCCCCTGCACCGGCAGGATTTGTACACAGATGGCTTAGAGCTGAGTCAATGGGATTCGACGATTCTAAAAACGTACAAAGCAGAATAAGATCTGGCTTTGAACTAGTAAGAGCGGATGAATACAATGAAACAGACTATGCTGTAGTACAAGACGGTAAATACAAGGGAGTGATCGGTCAAGGTGGCCTAGTGCTCGCTAGAGTATCTGTAGAGATCGCAAAACAATACGCTGATTACTATCGTAAACAAGCGCAGGATAACGAAAATGCCTTTGACAACGATCTACTAAAGGAAGAGCATCCAAGTATGCCTATCAGTGTTGATAGAAATACTCGTGTAACTTTTGGTGGTACGAAGAAATAGTTTTTTAACAATTTCTAGTTCATCATTTAAATTAAACAATGGAGAAAAACTATGGCAAACCAAGATAGTCCTTTCGGCTTAAGAGCAATTGGAAAAATCGGTCAAAATAGAGATAACCAAGGTTTAGCGGAATTTAGTATTGCAGCATCAGCAGGCGCTATATTCGGTCAAGATCCAGTAAAAGCATTAAACACTGGAACTATCGGAGTAGCAGCGGCAGGTGATTCTTTACTAGGAGCTCTAAACGGGGTTTTCTTTACTGACGCGAATACAAGTAAACCAACGTTTGCGAACCATCTGAATGCAAGTAACACTGCAACAGATATCGTAGGCTTTGTATCTTCAGATCCTTACGAGAGATTTGAGATTCAATCAGACAACACAACAGCTTCTGCACAAACTGATGTTTTCATGAATTATGACATCACTTATGCAGCAGGAAGTTCTCACGATTACCTTTCAGGTGTTGAACTAGATGACTCGACTACGTCGACAGCTAGTGGACAATTGAGAGTAGTTGGAGTTTCAAAAGACATTAAGAACAATGATTTAACTGCATCGCATGTTAACTTTGTTGTAATGATCAATGAGCACTTCTTAAAAGGTACAGCTGGAGTATAATAGCAGAATAGGAGATTAAATTATGGCTATATCACGAGGACAACTAGTTAAAGAACTAGAGCCAGGTTTGAACGCACTGTTCGGCTTGGAATACAAAAGATACGAAAACCAACATGCTGAGATCTACGCGACAGAAACTTCAGACAGAGCTTTCGAAGAGGAAGTTATGTTATCTGGATTCGCTAATGCTCAAGTAAAACCTGAAGGTTCAGGTGTAGTTTTTGACAATGCTCAAGAAACTTACACTGCAAGATACACTATGGAAACTGTGGCTCTTGCCTTCGCTATTACTGAGGAAGCGGTGGAAGATAACCTGTATGACAGACTGTCAAGCAGATATACAAAAGCGTTAGCTAGAAGTATGGCTAATACTAAGCAAGTTAAATCTGTTAACCCTTTGGTTAATGGTTTCGGAGGTGGTTTCACTTCTGGGGATGGTGTTAATTTATTTAGCACAGCTCACCCAACAATTGCTGGTACTACGTCAAACACTTTAGCTACAGCAGCTGACTTAAACGAAACTTCATTAGAGCAATCTCTTATTGACATTGCAGCGTTTACTGATGAAAGAGGTTTAAAAATTGCAGCGAAAGCGACAAAAATGATTGTCCCTTCTGCGCTACAATTTCAAGCTGAGAGATTGATGAAATCAGAAGGCAGAGTTCAAACTGCTGATAATGATATCAACGCAATCAGATCAATGGGAATGGTTCCTCAAGGTTACAGAGTGAACAATTTCTTAACTGATCCTAATGCGTTCTTCCTTATCACTGATGTTCCAAACGGAATGAAACATTTCGTTAGAACACCAATCAAAACAGCTATGGAAGGTGACTTCGATACTGGAAACTTAAGATTCAAAGCTAGAGAAAGATACCAATTTGGTGTTTCTGACTTTAGAGGAATTTTCGGTTCTCCTGGAATCAGTTAATAGATAATTTTGAGGCGGGACACAATCCCGCCTCATTTACAAAATAAGAAAGAAAAACTCATGAAAAAACTTCTCATTAATATCTTTGCATACGATCATCATGCTAAATTTGAAATATTAGCTGAAGATAATGCAAAAGCTGTAGAACTAGCTATACTTGACAAGCTAGGAGAAAATAGTATAAAATGGGAAGATCTTGGAAACAACTATGATTCTAGGATTAATAGAATAACTTTTGAAGAGGTTATAAATGATACAAGACCTATACAAAGCAAAAAGGTCCTTGGAGTTGAAGTGGGAACAGGAGCATCTGGATAATAACAGATACACTCTTGAGATGGTCAGAATTGATGACAAAGTTAAAGAAGTCATTTCAAAGATCAAGCTGGAAGAAGCAGCTATTGCCCATAGACAAAACGCTGTAGAAGGCG